CCGCCTGCCCACGCAATCTCGATATCAAACGAATCCTGGCCGAACTCCTCAAGCCAACACGTTTTGTCGAACGGGATAACTAGCTCTACCCAATTCGAACCGAGCGCCAAGACGGTGCTCGTGACCGTGGTATTTCCGCCGAGCTTGATAGAGACCGAGCCGCCAACAGCCGTGCCGACGGTTTTGTTGCACATCACGCGCAAGAAATACGGAGTGTTAGGGTCGAGCGAACGGACGCTCATATTCGTGAGCGTTTGCTTCACAGTAACGGAATCGCTCGCGCTATCCATAGCAATCTTCATGCTTCCATTCGTGCTTGCGTTTGGATGCGTGCGGTAATAATTCGTCGTGTCCTGCGTGATGTCGGTGTACGCGGCAGCACCCGTAAGGGTTTCTGTCCATCCCGTAAACTGCTCCGCAGAACTCGCCGACGCGACGAAGCTCGAAAAACTAGAGTTTTTCAGCAGTGAACCGCCAGCGCCACCGCCCGCGTGTTTTGCACGCATCCGTGTCCGCGCCGCGTCTCCGCTTCCAGTCGCGCCAATCCGCAGCCCGTCAAAACTTGCCGACTCGCCAGCGATGACGAATTCTTCTGCCCACTTCAATGCGCCGCTGTTCTGATCTGCGGTACATTGGAGCATTTTCTTCTCGACGTGGCAGCCTTCCAGGTTGTATCCGAAGCGGTCTACCGTGAGGCGCGAAATCACGGCGTTACCGGTATTGCCAGCCGCGGCGGAAACCGACGTGTAAGTAATCGCGCGAGTTTCTACCGAGCCTGTATTGTCATGCAGCCACTGATACAGCGCATCGAAAATATCCCGGGCAGTGCTGTAGCCTGAGCCGTAGCCCAGCGTTGCACTTGCCGCGAGAATGGAGCCGTACTCGAGCATCACTGGTTCAAGCGCAGCGTAGGCCTGTTGGCTGTTCACTGCGCTTGCCAGCAACGCACGTACGCGAGTCGCAACAGTTGCCCCCGAAACTGGGATGTATTCACCCTCGAAGCTCTGATAGAGAACGTCGATGTAGCCGCCAGCGTTGACTAGATTGTCATCCGCGTAGGCTCGCGTTTTCTCCAGAATGTTCGTTATGTTTTTCCACTGGGTCTGAATTTCAGCTTCGGTAGGCATGATTTTTTGTGGCTATGCGGTAGCGGGTTCAGCGGCAGGCTTTCCCTTCGCTTCTTTTTTAACAGGGACGACTTCTTCCGGCCACTCGATTCCAGTTTCAGAGATTGTCTTAGGCGAGTGCCCACGATGCCCGTCCGGTGCGTGAATGAAGAACATGAATTCGGTCGCAGGTCGGTCTCCCGGCTGCTTGACGTATGGCGCCAAGCGTCGGCCTGGGCCTTCTGCGCCAACCATCATCTTGGCGTCTGGGATTTTTACAATCCTCCCCTTGGCTTGCTGAATCGGATCGCCGATATCTTCCCCACCAGTGCGTTCTGGTGCGTTCCTACCCTGGCGAATCACTAGGCGAGGAAGGAGGTCTACCAGCGCATCGAAGTGGAGTTTCGTAACCGTTGCGTTGATGGTGCCCTGGACGGGTACTCGCGTCTGCTTGCGAGTGCGCTTGTCGACACGAATTTCTTCTTCCATTTTGGGGAAGTGAAGCCCCGCAACGTCAATCTGCCCGCGTGGGCAATCATCGGTCACGCCGAGCCAAAAGTTTTCTCAGTGGCAATTATCTCGCCTGGGAGGTTATCGAAGTCTGGAGCTAACGCGCCAGGAGTGATTTTGTTTGGAGTCGTTTTCATTTGAGGTCATGGCCGCTTGAACGGGCCTCTTGGTAAGGAAAAAGGCTGCCGCCTATTGAAGTCGGCAGCCTCGTGAGTTGGCTATCTTATCGAGAGCCGCTTAGGTGTTCGTGGTCTTGATTGCGTTGTATGGCAGAGCAATACCGGCACCACTACGGCAGTACCACTGAATTGACTCCTCAGCAGTACGGCGCACGGAATCAGAATTGTTATCCTCCATCAAGGCAGTTTCTTCCTGCATCGATTCGCGCTCCATGAAGAAAGTTGCTCTCTTCTGGGTGTCGCCGAGGAACAAGTACCAATCGTTTGCATCGCTAAGGCGCGAAGTCCCCCACAAGTTAACCCGCTTGGCGGTGTCAAGAATGAGGTTGGAGTTAGAGCCACCGTTAGATCCGCCCTGCTGCTGCAACTGGAAGAAAGCAGTTTCCATTGCCTGAGTCATCCCGACAGGGTGAATCAGCGTAAACGGCTTGCTCATCAAATCGTTTGTCCACAACGGCTGGCCTTCAGTATCTTGGAACTGCAAGAACTGCTCGATGGCCGTATAGAAGTCCGTCAAGATTGTCGCGGCAGTTACGCCGGAGCCCGTTAACAGGTTTCCATTGGTCACGCCGAAACGAGCCGCGCCACCCGCAGTAGTTGCGAAGAACGCTGAGCCATCAGGAGCAGTAGGAACCGCTGGCAGCAAAGAAGTGCTGTTTTGCAGAACGTCAAAGAACAGACGTTCAGGAAGCAAGCCAGCAGACTCGCCACAGCTTCGTGCAACCGTTAGGAGAGAATCGGTCTGGTCATCGTCCTTGTCCCACTTGAGCCAAGGAATCCGACGGCCCCATTCGTAAACAGGAACGTTAAAGGACACCGAGTCCATGCCTTTCGACGTGATTTCATCGCCCCGTTTCCACAGCGCAAGGTGCGGTGCGGATGCGAAGTATCCAAAATCGTGGTCGCGGTTGGTCGCCTTGACGTTGAGATCCATGACCGAAGCAAGACGAGAATCAGCAAGCCGATTTCGCACGCCTTCGTAGGTGTCCCAGAACTCGGTGCGAAGACCGTTAGCGAGTAATTGTGAAGCGTTAGCTCTCATTTTTTATTCCTGGTTATTAGATCCAATCGGTGCCAAGAGTGGCGGCTGCGGTAGTGCCGATTAGATGCTCGACCATGCTGAACAGGCGAACATCAACATCAGTCGATGTACGCCATCCGACGACAATCCCGATGGGCGCGTCAGTGGTTGGTTGCGTCAAAGTTGCGTTAGCGAGGTCGGAGTCGTCACAGTAGACAAACTCTCCGATAACCGTCACAGCAGAAGCGCCAGCAACAGGGATGCCCACGATTGTGGCCCCGCTGGTATCGACGTAGACGCAAGGGTCAGGCGTCGCGCTGGTGTCGCCAGTGGGGATGCCACTGACTAGGCCTTCGCCGCCAACGACGATGCCCATGAGAGTATTCGTGCCATCCCAATGGTTGGCATAGCCACCCTGTTCTTGAACGAGTGTCCCGATGGGGATTGCTACGGCATTAATGATTGGAACCGCGAGGCGGTCAATCCCTTTCGTAGTGTAGATTTTATTTACGGTGCGGTCGGCCATTGTTTTTCCTGGTTACGCGGTTGCGGTTTCCTCAAGCACAAAGCCGAGGCTTCTCATGTTGAATCGGATGTGACTCTCCTCAGAGGCTTTGATGTTCCCCTTAGTTTTGAGTTCATGCCACTGACGGGCGAATCCGGCAGCCTTATCGACAGCCTCGCCGCCGAGCGCTTGGAATGCCATTGCAGACTTTGGAGTCTTAGGCTGTGCGGCGAAAGCCGCGCCAGAGCTGTCGGTCGGGATATCACCCGCCATGCGCTCCATCGTGTCCACGTACTCTTTGAAAAGCTCCGCGTTGCCACCGGCAGTTTTGTGGAACTTCACGAGACGTTTCTCTAGATCAGAACCGAGCGGCTTGCCTTCAAGCTGCTTCATCGCAGCGGCAACATCCTCACGGCGCTTGTCTTGCACGTCGCGTGCCTTGATGCTGGCTTTCAGGACTTCAACCTCACCAGATAGACGTGCGAAGTTCAGCGACTCCTTGCCGCCTTTCTTCATAATCTCAGCGCCCGGTGCGGGTGCGGCGGCAGGCTCCTCGTCTTCTTCTTCGACGGCAGCTTCTTGGGACTGAATCGCCAGGAGAATCGCGTCCATATCGGCAACGCTAATCTCGCCGCTTTCGATGGCAGCAACAACTGCGGCGACATCTAAGCCGCCACCTTCTGCGCCCTCCATTTTTTCCTCGTCCTTCTTTTCCGAATCATCGGCGAAGTTCGCGGAGGCTTTTGGCTTGGCTTTGGTGGCCGGAGTTTTTTTAGTTTTGGTTTCCATTACATCCTCGTCGGAGAACTTGAAGAGAAGACATGCGCGGGTTCCGCTGCGTGCGGAGCCGAGCATAGGGTTTGGTGAGTCGCTTGCATAGTTAATCGAGAAACTATTCGCACATGCGACAGAGCCGTCTGGCGACGGAGAGCGTTTGTCCTCGACCTCGCCAGCGAAAAGCATCGGCAGTTCGAGGTACGGCGCTTCGTGGTCGAGAAGCGCAAGGCTGTTGATTTTCGGCGGGCCTTCGGGATCGAAGATTTCCACCGAGCGGTACGGGTACTTCATACGGCACAGCTCGTCCGCGATAAACTCATCCGTAACAATCAAATCAGCAAATACCGCGATGATGCGCTTGCCCTTAAAACTTATCGGGCTGGCATCGGTGATGCGGAAAACGCCAGCAGAGCGCACCGCGTCAGTTTGCGCCGTGTCAGGCTCGTGGTGCCGAATATGAAGCGGAGGAAAATATCCGTCACGCTCCTGCTGCTTCGCCGACTCGATAGCCGAGGCCACCCACTCGCCGTCAAACGCCAAATCGCCACGGGCGCATTCGGCAAAAATCGGGACGTGATGAAAAATCGTTTGGCCATCGGTCTTTGTGACGCGAAAACCGTGAGCGAAATTCATCATGGGAGGCGTTTCCACTAGCTGTCGGCCTCGACGTGCAAGCTGATGAGGTAAGTACCAGCAGAAATCGGCGTGAAAATCGAGCGCGTCACAAGCAGCCCGAAAAGCTGGCCATTCGTCGAGGTGTACGACCGTACCCCCTGTCCCACGTCGGTACGGTAAATCTCGCGGTCGGTGCCGATGTTGGATTTACGGGCGTCGGTGAGGTTGAAGATGCCAACGATTTTTGCGTCATCGGCAGCGACCAAAGCTAGCGCGGCGTTGTCGGCGAAATTCGTGGGCTCAGCGTCAAAAACGATAAGCTGTAAAGTCGCCGTATCAGTTTCGGCCATAATAATCGTTGCATCGTGGATGATGCCCGAAGCTCCTGCCTCGGTAAAGCCGATGCACAACGCACCAGTGGTGCTGGAGATGACATCACCGGCGGCATACGCCGTGGTATTTGCGGGCCGAGCAAAAGACGTGACCAGCCGACGAGCGCGACCGACAGGGCTCACTCGCTGCGTGGAAAGATTAGTGATGGTTGTCATCGTCGCGCTTGATAATACGCTCAGATGCTGTCGCACTTGCGACAACTTTCTCTATTTCTGCGCGAAGCGGCCCGCTAGGTCTGCGCGTCGCACCGTTAATTAGCCTGTAAATCGTCGAACGGTGGACGTGAGTGCGCCCCGCGATGCTCTCCACGCCAGCCTTGAAAACTATGCAGGTGAAGTCCTCCTTCACCTCGCTCCACTTGCGGCGCTCGGTCATGCCGAGCCTCCTGGACGAAAACCAGCATCAGGCCTTGCGTTATGCGGGATTTTCGATTCGATTACATTTCCCGCAGCATCGAGCCTCCCCATGCGGCGAAGATCTGGCAGGGACATAAAATCGACGCGGCACCGGCAGTTGTACCCCAATGGACTTCTCAGCCACCGCCACGCAGGATTATCCACCGACAAAATCACGCCGTCCGCAGCCTGATGATTTGGGCGCGTGTCCACGTCGCCAGCCGTTGAAAATCTCATGGCAGGGATAACCTTCTTCACGTCGGGGTCGCGTGCTTGCCGCAACTTACCCGCAGCCATCGACGCCCCAAGATTCGTCCGAAACGCCATCCGCGCATAGCCTTCCGTCCACGCTGCCGTTTCCGTGCGCACGCGGTCTACGTTAAACGCAATCGAGCGGCCAATTTCACGCTCCGGGATTCCTTCACGAATCGCCGACGATATCAAGTCCTGCGCCCGTCGCGTTACAGCATCCTCGGCAGACTTGGCGAAAACAATCAGTCCACGGTTATTGGAGTAAATCTCCGCAATCTTCGCAGCGGTTCGCTCGGCAGATGTCCGCAGCGTGAAAGGCACGCGGCTCACCATATCTTCGAGCGCCTCCTCGAACGTCACGCGATGCAGAATTTTCTCAGCCGGTGACGCGGCAAACCGCAGCAGATTCCCGCGCTCGGCGGTAAATCCAATCGGGACTTCATCCGCCAAAACGCTCGCCGCACCGCGAAGCACAGAAACCGCGCCAAGCACTTCGGCACGGCCCATCGACTCTTTGACCACCTCCTCTAGACGTAATCGCGCAGCGCGGGTTTGCGTCGCGTCCTTCAAAACCACGGCGACCAGATACTCGCGGAATGCCACGACGTACCTGTCCGCCAGCCTGAGATTCGTATCCTCAAGCATCGTGCCTATGTCGAAATCGCGAGAAGCGGTCATTTCTTAAACGGGAGACCACCCGCAGGAGTCACAGGAGCCGAACCGCCCTTCACAATTGCCTCGCCATCTTCCGGCAACGAGAATCCTGTCTGCTCCAAAACCTCGGCAAGCGATAAATCTATCCCCATGCCAGACAGCGTACTGGCCACGGTCGCCCGTTCCTGCGGGTCTTGCCGCTTCTCCTGCGTGATGTTAAACAGCGGCTTATCGTCATGGATGCCAAGCTCGACAAGGTTCGGGTAGTTCCGTGCCCAGATGCAACCGATGAGGCTTTTCGATAACGTCTCCTGCAACGTCTCGCGGTCGAACTGAATCAAAGCTTCCGTGCTGTTCTCCTGGACTTCGGCGAGCGCGTAACTCCCGCCATCGCTGGCACTCGTCGTGAGGTTCGCCCCCATGACCAGCGTGAAAACCGCGTTGCGTTGCTCTGTGCGCATCGTCTCCATAAGCCGCCAACCATCGCCGCCGCCGGTGTCCATAATCGAGACCTCATCCGACTTGTCAAAAACCAAAACGTGCCGCGCCCGCAAATCTTCAAGAACCTCCACCCACGCGGCAATCACCTCAGCATTCGGCAGGCCAGTCGTCGCGTCACGCGCACCGTCTACTTTGGCAGTGAGTACGCCCTGCGCATACTTCTCTACCGCTGCCATTGATTCCTGGTAGATGTGTTCCTTCGAATACCAGATCCAGCCCAGTGCTTCACGCAGCGCCGAGCCGTGCCCCATACTCGCCTCGTCGTCCTGATAGATATGCTTGATGGTGTGCAGTGCGTCGCGTTTCGTCTCGATTTCATACGCTGCCGCGCCGACGTTCCACCGCTCCCAATGCGCGGTCAAATCGCCGTCGTCGTTGTTCGGTACGATGCGATACATGCGCTTATCGATATCTTCCAAGCGTATCGGAACCCACCATGTGCGCTTCTTGCCATCGCCGAGCGTGAGAACTCGCGGCTCACCGTGAATCCTCGAAAACCGCGAGCCGGAGAAAAACGCTCGCGCCAAGTTCAGCCGCGCCTGCGTGAAGCCCTCGATTTCTTTAAGCAGCGTTGCCCCGACGTGTACGGCAAGCGGCGAGCGCGGCGAGGAATCATCCCTAGGGACTAGCGACCAATCCTTTCCCGCAATCATGTGGCGACGAAACCCGACCGCGTGCGCGATATCCGCGTCACGCAGCATCTTCTCCTCGACTTCGGGGTCACGGAACAACCACAGCGAGGGGTCGTGAAGCTGGACGCCGTTACGCCACGCACTCGACATCGCACGGGTGTAAATCTGCGCGGCCTGGTTTCTTACTCGGATTGCTTCACTCATTTTTCACACCTTTCGACGACGTAGACGTATAGCACGGAAAGCGCTATGCGGCAAGTATAACTTCTCTGACACGGCTACGCAGTCCATCGTCCCCGGCGGTCTTGGCCTGTACGCTTCGCCGGGCGCTCAGCAGGGTTTAACTTGCGAATTTCATCAGGCGTCAGCGTCGTGGGCCTCTCCACCCTCGGCGCAGCGCTTGAACCCATCGGGTGAGATTTCAGCCATGCCCACGCGCCGCTGGTAGCGTCGGCCTCATCTACGCGGTTGTTCCCGTCGCCAGGGAAGCCCTCCACGATGTCGAGGTACGCCTGAGTCCAGGGGCCAGCAAACAGCCGGATTCCGTCGCCCTGCTCGGTTACGGGTTTGCCAGCATCGATACCCCACCACGGCACGCGGTCTTGCGTGTTAGCGTCCCACTCCTCGCCCTCGCCGCGTCGTGAGTAGCCGCGCTCCAAACATGCCGCCACAGGGTCACATCGTGCCGCCTTGCCGTTGTTCGACGATGCAGCACGGACGACGTAAACCTTCTCGCGGTCGCTGTGTTCGGCTCGCGGTCGAGCGTACACGCAGCGTATGCCATGTGCACGGAGCTTCTCGGATATGGATTCGACCTGGGCTATGCCACCGCTTCCCGGCTCGATTTCGAGGCCCACGGTGACGTTGGGGCCATCGCTTACGGCTATATCGATAATGCGTGAGTCGCGCATTCCAGGGGTAGCCTTGAAGCTGGCACAATGCTCGATAGCGTAGACTCCGGAGCGGTGGCGAGCCATTTTCACCCCTGCGGTATGCGCCGAGCCTTCCTTCATCGACGCGGCCAAGTCCCACCAGCGGACGCGGGCGCAATCTCCCGCAACCCAAGTATCCGTTGCAGGGTCAAGCAGCGCACCGAACCACTCACGGCGGAAATAGTCGCCCGGTTCACGCGCACGCCAGTCGCCGGAGAGTAGCTGCGCCCTGGTCGTCGGGTGCAGGTGCATGAGGCCAGCGATGTATGCGGTGCGATCGATGTACGGATTATCGACGACGCGAGCAGGATAGAACGGGTGCCCGTTGCCGTCGTTCTCCACGTCGAAGTCCTCCGCCACCCATGCGTGACCTGGGCCGCCAGGGTTTGACGCTGAGAGCGAGCGCAGCGGAATAGCTGAGTTAGCCGGACGCCGAATCCGCGAGAGCAGGTAGCTGTATTGGCGACGGTTCGGAAACTGCGTCAGCTCGTCCCATCCGACGTACTGAAACTCAGCGCCCTGATAGCGCAGCTCGTCGCCGCCATGCTGGAGGTATGCGAAGGAGATTTTCGCGCCGCTAGGAAATCGGAATGTTTTATTCGTGCCGTCCCACGAGACGCCCGGTGCAGTTTTCCACCAATCGAGTGCGCGATCCATGATTGCACCGGGGAGCGCGAGGTCAGCGAAAGTACGCCGAAAAATCAGCGCGGCGTATCCAGGCTGGCCAACGTGTTGTGCGGCAGCCATGAGCAGGGCATCGCTGTTGTGCGTTGGTACCATATCGCGACCCGCTAGATATAGATGATCTGGCGACGCGACCTTGATGCATTTCATCTCTAAAGCGTCCACGCGCTCGGCACTCACGATATAGCGGAAGCGTGTAGTGCGCCGCGTCGCCAGCTTCAATATTTTAGCCTTGCGTGTCAGGCGGAATACTTGTGTGTTTGCCTGGAATTGTACGTCCCACTTAGGGCCGACGACACGACCATTGAGCTTGGCAAGGTTTTCGCGCACATTTGCTTTGTGGCCGAGCGATCTAGCCAGGTGAGCAACGCCCTCGGTGAGCGACTGCGTGCAGTTAGTGAAACTGGCAGACCCGGCGTGCGTCACCGTTCCGTCAGTGTCGAGAAGTCCTTGCAGGAGTGCCAGTCTCTGAGCTTCCGACGCCCAGAGGTACGCTTCGGGAATGTGTTTGTTATTAAGCACGCCGAGGCTTTTAAGTGCCTCACGAAGGCCATCGAAGTAGAAGGTGCTTGCCAGATTATTTGGCTTGGTGGATACGTTACGCACCCTGTATCCAGCGGCAACCACCGCATCCACAATCTCGGAGTCTATCGAAGTGATGGCTCCAACCGCGCTCGAACCATCGCCGAGCCACGCGCCCAGAACATATGGATCGATTGGCAAGTTAGCCTCTGGCAACTGGAGGGATGACGCTACAGGAATAGCGTGGTTGCTTCTTCCACTCGACGTAGTGAGCGTGTTGACTATTTCCGTAGTTGTACGGACAGTTCCAATGGGCGCCAGCACGCGTTGAGTTGCTCCGCGCTCACGATTACGTTTCGTAATGGATGCAGTGAAATCCGCTGTCTTGGTTCCCGTAGCCCTAGACGGCCTTGCAGCCCGGCGTTTGGCGCGGTAAATATCGTTTCGCTTAGAAAGAGCATCCATCTCTTTTGCGTTAAACGTAAGCCACAGGTGGTCGTCGTGCGCGACAATTTCAGCGCCATCGTCGAAGGTCAACTTGTACGCTTCTGCCGTGACAATATCGGACTCGGCCAGAATCAGACAGGCGACACCATCCCTGCCAAAAACATAGTCTCCAGGCCCAAGATTAGACAACGCCACAAACCCTTTTGGAGTTGGAATCATGGTGCCAGTATACAACATCTTACCCCCACCAGCAGCGCCGCCGTATAGCGACTGGAACACACCGCCATCCTCGGTCGGGTAGTCCAGGTGCCCACGCAGAAACATCCACTGCATCGGCAGCGGGAAGTGCCCTGCGAGATACGGGTTGCCGATGATGCCGGGACACAGCGCATCGTAGGCGGCAAGGATTTCTTCGCGAGCCTCAGATTCTTCTTCGAGCCGGTCAGTCATCCGTGGTTGTAATCTCCGCCTCCACGTCCTGCGGCTGTTCCATCGGGTCGGCGAGTCCGCGCTCCTTAGCGATGGCCGCAAGCCGCTTGAGGTGTTCGCTGAGTGACGGCGCACCACTCACGCCAGATATGAGCGGTGGAGCTTCGGGCACTTGGCCACGCGCGTCGATGGAGATGAGGGGTGATTTTTCTACCGGGCCTTCGTCGCGATCTATGAGCTTGAGAATGAAGGGCGTCATCTTCGCGGGTTCGAGTTCCATTTCCAAGAGCAAGATTCTTACCAGTCTTTCGGCCCGAGTCTCTCCGCCCTCGCCCACTTTGAGAAGCTCCTTCACCATGAGCGGGTGTAGATTCAAAACCCCCTTCGGCCTTCCACCAGGGTTTCCGCTCTGTCCAGGCTTGAACTGGTGCTTCTTCAAGTGGTCAGCCCTGCCAGCTCGCTGTTTACTCGGCTGTTTCTCAGGCTGTTCCGTGGGCTTCTTGGGCATTTTCCTCTATAGCTGTCCTACGGCGAAGATGGCGGCGAGTGTAAGCCCGACGAAGCCGAAGACGACTTGGAAGATGAAGGATAGCACAGCGACGGCGAGTGCGACCTTGAAAGCCGATGGCCAGTCGATGCGTATGACTTCGGGGCGTGACGCGTAGCGTCGGTGTCGGGTGCGACCCGCAGGATCGTGGGGTTCATGGTCGGTCATGTCATGCGGCGGGTTTGGGGTGTTTCAGCCATGCCAGATTTTTGCACACTCAGCAAGGATTCGCAAGTGCAAATCCCTTGGTTTTCCGCCCTAGGATGTTGCATTGAAATAGCGTAAGACCGTAACGCGTTGGCCTGTAACGGCTTACGGTGTTTTGTTGAAAATGTCTTACGCTAGGGCGTGTTTTGCGTAAGACCGTAACATACTGTGGAATAAGCGGTTGCGTCGTTTTGTTGAGAATGTCTTACGCTGTCTTACGGAAGGGCGTAAGACCGTAAGTCCTTGCCACAGCACCACTTACATAATAATAAATAATAGAATTACGTATTTATTTATTTATAGATACTACGTGAGAGATGTGCAGATCTGTGGATGCTATTAATGGTGTGGGAATTACCCTCTATGGGGCTTCTCCGGCGCGTAAGACGTAAGATTTCGGAAAATCTGGCGTAACCTAGCTGGTTGCAATAGGTTACGGTCTTACGCCCTGCGTAAGATTGGCGTAAGGCCGCCCGTAATACAGCCAGAAAGCACCTAACAAAAGCCTACAGCGTAAGACATTTGGGGCGATGTTACGTATTATCGGACGTTGTGCAAATAAGCAACATCCTAACGCGTCAGAATCGTGTCGCCTGACACAGAACCGTATTACGGGTTTTCGGCGGGTTGCGCCGTGTTGCTGCGCCACACCTGGAGGCTAAATCACCGCCACCACCGCACCGATGAAAATCCAAATAGTGCCGACAGCGGCGATTACTGGGGTTAGATCTGCGCGTGGTTCGGGCAGGTTTGGCCGTTGCGTGGGGGCTGGTTCGGGGTGTTTCATACCCGCTTATCGGCTGGATATCGTTGGGGGTTTAGTCCCGTCCGCAAAAAGCTCGACCCGCGCACAGCAACGCCCTAGAGGATGGCACAGGTTACCGTTACGGCTTGCTGGTGAGAATCATGCCAGCGGCCTGACGCGGGGAGCTAGGCGCGGAGTA